GGCACCAGGCAGGCCGTTGCGGACGACGACGACGACCAGCTGGTCATCATCGACCTCTACGAGCCCACCGATCGGTATGTGCGCCTCGTCATTGACAAGGACGCCTCAAATAACACCGTCGAGACTGCCACGTACATCCAGTACGGCGCCCGCAACCGGCCGACCACGCCGACCGTGACCGACAAGGTCACATACGAGCGCCACGAGAGCCCCGCTGAGGGCACGGCCTGATCATGCAGCGCGTCCGCTACATCCTCCAGACCTCCATGCAGAGGGCCTCCACGCCTGGCAACGTCGAGACTTTCCGCGGCATCGCCGGCGAAGAGGCCGAGCTGCCCGACGACGTGGCCGCCATGCTGGCAGCTGACGGCCGCGTCGAGCTGCTCGCCGTCCACAAGCCGACGGCGGAGACGCCGCCGGCGCCGCGGCCGGCGAAGCGACAGAAGTGAGGCACTGACGTGGAGCGCCTGCGCCTCGTCACCAGTGGCACATACGCCCTCGAGGTGGCGACCCCGAACGAGGCCGGCACTCTGTTCACCTCGACGACGCCCTGGACGATCGCCATCAAGGACGGCGCCGGGACGGCCAAGCTCGCAGAGACGGCCGCGATCGGCAAGGTGAGCGGCATCACCTACACGGCCGCCTACAGCGTGCTCGCCGCGCTCGACACGTACCTCTGCACGTGGACCGGCATGCAGTCGATCAACAAAAAGGAGTGGCAATCCATCATTGAGCTCTGCGGCGGCTACCTCTTCGATGTCGCCGAGATGCGCGCCTTCGACGGCGCATTCGCAAGCGCCACCACCTACCCCGACGCGAAGATGCGCGCCGCGCGCACGGCCGCCGAGCAACGCCTGGAGAAGGCCTGCCGCGTGGCATTCACGCCGCGCGCCCGCCGCGTGGTGCTGGCCGGTAACGGCACGGACACCATGCGCCTGCCCGACAACGCCGTGCGCCGCATTGTGAGCCTCACCGTCAACGACGTGGCATTCACCGCCGACGAGCTCGCCGCCCTCGACGTGCGCGAGTGGGGCCGCCTGACGCGCGGCGACGCCTACGCATTCGACGACGGCGCCGTGGTTGAGGTCTTCTACGAGCACGGCCTCGACTACCCGGACGCGCCGGTCGTGCAGGCGGCCATGCTCCTGGCCCGTGAGTACCTCGTGCGCAGCGCGCTCTCCTCGCGCGCCACAGTCGAGGCCACGGACGTGGGCTTCTTCCGCGTCAGCGTGGCAGGCCCCGACAGGCCTACCGGCATCCCCGAGGTCGACGCCGTGATCACCGACTTCGGCCGCCGCCGGCCACGCGTCGCATGACCAATTCGCGCAAGGGCTTCACCGTCAAGGCGGCCGCCGTCCAGGACGCCATGGCCACCGCGATCGCCACACAGCAGGCGGCGATCGGCGACGTGACGCCGCTCTCCGTGGGCTACCCGGCGGGCGGCCTGCTCGCCGCGCACATCTGGATCGGCGGCGAGTTCAACGTGACCATGCCGCAGCGCGTCTCCGGCGGCCTGCAACGCGACGAGGAAGGCGAGATCGAGGTTCGCGTCAGCGTCGTGTGGAGCGCCGCGGACATGGTCACCGCCCGCAACCGCGCCCTGGCGATCGCGGCCATCGTCGAGAACGCCGTCAGCGTCGACCCCACGCTCGGCGGCGTGGTGCAGGAGGCGCACGTGGCGAACGTCTCCGGGAGAGAGGCGGCCCCCGACGAGCACTCGAGGCAGTACGGCCTCCTGCTGAGGGTGGCATACCAGACGACCGTCGTGCTCGCCTGAGCCCGCGGGTGACGCCGCCTCGATGATGAACGGGTGAGCGAACAACAGGAGGCCTAGGCCATGCCACTGCAAAAAGGCAAGGATGTATTCGGAATCGCCAAGCAGAGCGGCAAGGGTGTCATCGCCGCCAATCCCTACTTCGCCTTCGGCCTCGCCGGTGGCGGACTCATCGTCTCGCCGGCGCAGGAGCCCGACAGGCTGACGAGCGCCTACCTCGCGGCCGCCGGCGCCTATCGCAGCAAGATCGAGACGGGCGCCAAGATCGAGACGCGCGCCTACCCCGGCTCGATCGGCCTTCTCCTGCTCGCCGCGCTCGGCGACTCCGCCCCGAGCGGCGGCGCGCCCGCCGTCCCCGCCGTGCTCACGACCGCGCTCGTCGGCGCGAACAACGACCTCACCTTCCTGGCCAAGACGCCGGGGACCGCCGGCAACGGCATCACCGTCCATCTCGACGCTCCGGACGAGGCCAACGCCGTGCTCAGCGTGGACGTGGACACCCTCGCCATCACCGTCAACCTCGCCACAGGCTCCGGCAAGGCCATCACATCCACAGCCGCGCAGGTCCGCGCCGCGATCAACGCGGACGCCGAGGCCAAGGCGCTCATCACGGCGTCCATCGCGCCCGGAAACTCCGGCGTCGGCGTCGTCACCGCGCTCGTGGCCACGAACCTCGCCGGCGGCGCGGCGCCCGGCGCCGGCGGCACGTACACGCACGTCGCCACGCTCGGCGACGAGCTCGACTACTTCACCATCTTCGAGCAGAAGGGCGACGACACCCTGCACGCCGTCGAAGACTGCAAGCTCGACGAGCTGGAGATCAGTTGGGAAGAGAATATGCCGCTCAAGGTCGCCGCCACATTCGTCGGCGGCGCCTGGTCGATCCCCGCGACCTTCGTCGCCAGCGCCGACGAGATGGACACCGCGGACTACTTCACCCCGGTCGGCGGGACCTTCAAGTACGACGTTGACTCAGACACGCCGGTCGAGTCCTCCGTGCTCGGCGGCAAGGTGACCATCAAGCGGTCCGCAGGGGCCAAGTTCTACTCCGGCAGCATCGAGCCCGGCGATGTGTTCGAGGGCCTCTGCGAGGTCGAGGTCTCGCTGACCGTTCTGCCCGACGACATGGACCTGTGGCGCACCATGCTCACAGGTTCGGACTCAGGCACAGCGATTCAGGGCGTGGCCCTCTACGGCTCCCTCGAAGTGACCTTCGTGAAGGGGGCCGACTCGCTGAAGCTCGAATGCGCAAAGGCGGCCTTCCTCTCCGACTTCCCCGAGGCCGACCCCGAGGGCGGCGCCGTCGAGATGGAGCTCGCAGGCTTCGCCTACCGCGTCGCCGGCACACCGATCACCGCGACGCTCGTCAACACGCAGGCGACCTACGCCGTCTGAGGAGAAGGGGGCACAGCAAGCATGTTCCAGGCACACGTGAGATACCTCGGCGATCCGCCGCCGGCCGAGCAACTCGTCGCCGTCCACCCCGCCGACGAGATGCGCGCCAAGCGCGAGCTCGACGGCAAGACGTGGGTGGACGCCGAGTACCGCCTCTATTACCACTGTTGGCTGGCGGCTCGTCGCTCCGAGCTCGTCGCGAAGTCCCTGGGCTTCGACGCCTGGCTGGAGACCGTCTCCGAGGTTGAGCCGGTGCCCACCGAGAAGGGCATCGCCGCGGCGCTCATGGCGGGGCTGATCGACGAGAAGCACGCCGAGTACCTGCGCAGCAATCTCGACCCGCAGGGTGAAGGCCTGGGGGAATCAGTTCCGCAGCCCTCCTGATCGCAGACGTGGCGCTGGCCTGCGGCTTCGGCCTCGACCTGGAGCGCTGCGATGCGGAGGTGTTCGCCGCCCTCATGGTGCGGCTGGAGCAGCGCGAGAAGGACGCGAAGCGGCAGGCGTTGATGGCGAAAGCGAGGGAGCAGCTGCGGTGACGGCAACACCCATCGAGATCATCCGGGACGAGGCCGGGCGCCGTCGCGCCGGTGGCGCCGAGATCCAGATTGAGGGCCTCGAGGAGACGCTCAAGGCGTTGCGCGGCTTTGAGCCCGACATCCTCAAGCGCCTCAACAAGACCATCCGCTCCAGTCTCACGAACGTTGCGAAGGTCGCGGAGATGAGCATCCGCGAGACGGGGCACGGCAAGGGCAGGAACTACTCCGTGCGCATGAGGAGCACCGGCCGGCGCACGGGAGGCCGCATCCTGGCCCTGACCAAAGAGGCTGCGATGTTCGAGTTCGCCGGCACGAAGAGGAGCAACGCGAAGAGGTCGGGCCCGATCACCCCGCAGGGCGCCGCTATGGTGCGGTGGCTCGGCGGTTTCGGCGCGCCCGGGCGCTTCCTCTGGGACTCCTACGATTTGCAGGCGCACGCCACCGATCGCGACATCCGCAAGAGCATTGATGACGCCGAGCACGAATTGCAGCGGCATCTCGACGGCATCGGTGAGGCGTACTGATGGCAGTAGTCGTCAATGTCTACGGCAAGGCCGACTTCAAGCAGATCGAGCGCGCCGAGAAGCAGCTCGCCTCGCTCAAGAAGGAGGCTGCCTCGGGAGGATCGGTCTGGAAGAAGTACGGCAGCGAGATCGCCGGCGCCGGCAAGTCCATGACCCTCTTCGCCTCCGTGCCGATCGTCATCGGCATGGGCGCCGCCGTCATGGCGGCGAGCGACCTCGAAGAGGAGATGAACAAGGTCAAGGTGGTCTTCGGCCAGTCCGCGAGCGCGGTTATCGACTTCGGCGAGACGGGCGCCAAGTCGCTGGGCATGGCTCAGACCGAGGCGCTGGCGGCGGCGGGCGCATTCGGCAACCTCTTCAAGACCACGGGCCTCACGGACAAGGCCGCCGCCGACATGAGCATGAACTTCGTCAAGCTGGCGAACGACATGGCGAGCTTCAACAACATCCCGGTCGCGGACGCGCTCGAAAAGCTGCGCTCCGGCCTCGTCGGCGAAGCGGAGCCGCTGCGCACCGTCGGCGTCCTGCTCTCCGAGGCGCGGGTGCAGGAAGAGGCCTACGCCTCGGGCATCGCCACCCGCGGCGCGAAGCTCACAGAGGCGCAGAAGGTGCAAGCGAGATACAACCTCATCCTCAAGGACACGCAGGTCCAGCAGGGCGACTTCGAGCGCACCTCGGGGAGCCTCGCCAACCAGCTCCGCACCCTGCGCGCCTCCGTGATCGACATGGCCGCGCAGTTCGGGACCGTCCTCATCCCCATGATCAAGCCGGTGGTCGGCATTCTCACCGGCATCGCCAGCGGGCTCGCATCGATGCCGGCGCCGCTGCGTTACGTGACGGTAGGCATTCTCGGCATCGTGGCCG